TTTAACTTCTGCCCGACAAATACTACTGAATCAAAACTATCCTCGTGCCACCAGAGGTAGTGCGTTGAGTCAGTTCCTATTGCCGAAATGCCAAAACCTTTATCAATATCACGCTGTATAAAAGTGACCGTGAGTTCGTCTACCACGTTTTGATAAACATTCTCGCATTGTCCGCCTGTCTTTATATTATTGTCTTTACACTTAACAGCAAAATCTACGCCATCGTGGGCTTTTAATCCTAAAGAATTATACAAAGGTATCAAAGACGGCTTGGTGTTGGCTAATCCAAAGCCCTGCGAAATAAGATTAGTTTTTACGGGTCTATATATTTTTTTCATAAAATGGTGGCGGTTTTTAGAGTTCCCGCCAAACTCTTAACTATGACGAAACTGGATGTTAGCTTTTTGGGCTAACGGGATTCGGAATCACCCCTTCCTACCTGAATCCTTATAGGTCTTTCGTCAATAGACCTGATAGGAATGCCGAAGAATCGGCAGTTTGAGTGTCCTGATAAATAACAGGAGGTTCTTTCTCCCCGCATTTTACAGGTCACTTTCGGACAAGTTACTAACTTCAAATCGTGGTCAATTCCGCCAGTTTTGTCCATATAGGGCTCCTATAAAAGTGTTAATGAACTAAGTTCCGGGGAAGTGTCTTAGTATTATGCATATTAGACGATATTGCATATTTTATTATCCCCAGAATTTAATCCACCAACTAAAAATTTGATATGTCTATTCCGTTTTTAACTGCCAAAGCTATTAAAATCTTCCATACTTTTCTTTCGTCTTGGTCGTGCAATTCTAATTTATCGCTCAATTCTTTTATCGCTGTCGGTAAGTGATTTGAAACTTGTAGTTTAACAAACTCTATATCTTTAGTAAGTCCCACTAAATTCAAGTCCTGTTGGTGGGTGGTTTTGCTTAAATCTTTCGCCACCTCGTCGGTGTCGTCTTTCCTATTGTCGTCCTTAATGATAAGCGTTTCTGCTTTCTTCTTGCTTTGGAAATAAAGGTAAGCAATAATCACTATCACAAAAAGTGAAGAAATTCCATTTTGAAGTAATATTTGTGTAAAGTCTATTTCTGCCATTTTATTTTATAACTTCGTTGGTTTGTTTTACTACTAATTTTTCTTGAACCGCCACCACATCGACATCCTTTCCCTCAATCTCCGCCAGCTTGGCGTTAATTTCATCGATACCATTCTGTAAAACATTACTATCAATTTGAGCCTGCAAACCATCTCGCTGGTCTATGAGCCGTTTTACATACGCTTCTACTGGTATTTTTGTGGTTGCAGGTTGTATTGGAGGAGGAGTTATCTCAACAAATTGTTGCGTAATTTCTCCTGTCTTAATTGATGTTATTTTTAGGTTTTCCATATTTTTATGGTTAATTTTTAATATCCCTCGATAAAAATGTTTCCAGCCACAGCTCCGACACTCGTTAGGGTTACTGTGGTTGTGTTCGTCACAGCAATCGCTATCGCCGCCGCATCTCCGTAAACATAAGGGGCGTTTATGAAAGCTGTCGGAAAGGTTAGGACAGTTCCTGCGCTCGTAAAGTTGGTTAGATAAACGACAAACTTCTTGTAAGCTGAACCTTGGAATGGTTGATTTGAAACCGCTGTTCCCGTAAGACCGTTAGTCGTTGTTTGAGCCAGATTTAATCCAATAGAACCATTTACTTGTAGAGTGTTCACACCATCGTCAAGAGTCAAATCGGAGTTTATTAGGACACGACTTAATGCTCCACCTGCTACGGTGTGGTAGGGAACTAAAGTTAAAATATCACTTGCTATTCCTCCATATCCTGTCTGATAGAAAGAAACAGTTGCTGACGCATTTTTATTATAAAAATCAGTCGATGTCGCTCCAAATGTTGCGGTATAGATAATTTCATCAGCACTCGGTACTGAAGCAACAGTTTTACTAACATTTCTACCAAGGAAATATAGTAAGTTCACATCTCCCGCTTGAGTATATGTCGTGTATGCCTGTCCCGAACCAAGTAGCACTTTTGAACCACCAAAGGTTACGTTTGTCAGAGAAACGACTGGTGCCGCTGAAAGTACAATATGCGTATCATCGGTGATTGATGAGATTGTATATCCTAAAAAGTGACCACCAGTTGGATATATTTTATTTCCTCTTGTAGTCGTGGTTGAAAATTGTTTTGTGAATTGTGTTCCCGAACCTGTAACTGCTGTAGAGCCACTTGTGATACTGACTGTTCCTGCGTTGATTGAACCATTTCCAAATAAAAGTTTATTTTTTACTGCAAAGGGAGTTTGTATTGTGCTATCAATCCCACCGAAGTAATTTATTCCAATTCCAGCTGAACCCTCGTCGTAATATACACCTTGGTAACTAGGACCTTCTTTCCATAAGTTCATTTTATTAAAATCAACTCCATCGTACATCCAAAAACCATAAGGAGCGGCATTTGCTCCACCGTAAAATGCTGGACCTACCCAAATAGCTCCTGCACCTAAAGAAGTAGCAATACTCAACTGATTGGAGTTAAACTCTCCCATTGGAGCAAGGTACATATTGAAATACTGTACTCCACCTATCGTCTGTGGTCTCACATTCAACGAGGCTGAAGCAGTTGCTCCTCCAACGCTCAATCTATGATTTGTTGCATCATAACTGAAATTTGAATTGTCCTGTGAAATTACACCCGCTGTTCCTGCGAATAGAACAGAGCCAGCAGTCATATTTGAAAGTGTTGCACCTAAAGTAAAGACTTGAGATTGAGAGGTTGCACCTGTGGTTGCACCTAGGGAAGAAAGATATGCGGTGCTATCCAACGAACCATCGCCCTTTATAAATTGTCCTGATGCTCCTATGCCGGTTGAGGTGAGGTTTTTTGAAGCGTCTGTGAATACGAGTTTTGAGGCGGTCAGAGAATCAATGTTAGTTGTACCAATTACTGAAACGCTAGACCCTTGAAAGGTCAAAGCACTCGCACGTATCGTGAGAGGATTTGCATATCCATAGGTATTCAAATGGCAACTTGCAAGTGCTGGGTCTGCGTTGTATAACCAAACGAATTGAAGTTGGTGCGTATTGTCTTGTCCTACTTTAAGAATTGCATTTGCTCCTGTAATACCGATGTCTATGCCCTCATATCCAGATTGATATGTAAGCGGAGAATTGCCCACAGCAAGCATAGAGGAACTGTTAACATTGAGACCAAATACTCCGTTAGGAAACGTAAAAGTACCTACTGTGGTTTGGGGAGTGGTTTGGTCAAGGGTGAGATAGTAAGTGTCGGCTTGGGATTTGGTGAGGTAAGTTAAATCTTGTGAATTTTCCCATAATCCGGTTGTAGCGTTATAAACTAAATTATCACCATTGGTTATAGGATTAGTTATATGAACATCTTGAAGTTGGTATAGCATTCTGGCAGTGCTTCCGCCACCAAAAAGAGGTCTGCCATACTTTTCAACTCCTCCTTTAACGATTTCATCAAGTCCCCTAATGGCACTCTTATCAAGTCGTTCCTCACCAGTAAGCATCTCTAAACTATCTCGCACAGCTTGCCCGTTTTCTGGCAGTTTCTCTACTATTTGGGGTAATGTAGGTATTTTGTCTTCTAATGCAGCCACAGCCTCCTGAACGACTGTAGCAACGTCTGGATTACGCCCATCACGCCCATTTCTGCCTGGCTTACCATCAACTCCATCTTTACCTGGTTCTCCTGGTATTCCTGGGTCGCCCTTATCGCCCTTAAGAGTATCTGGTAGTTTTATTTGAGGTATAATCTCTTTTATAAGTTCTGACTTTTGTTTTTCAGCAATGACAAAGGTTAAAAGGTCTTTATCCGATTTGATTTTTCCTGACTTAATATCCTGGATTAGCTTTTGTTTTTTATCCATTTGTGGTATTATAATGGTATATGACAGACTTTATTATTTTACTAATAATAATCTATATTGCTATAAAGCTTTCTTAAAGTCCTAAAGCACTCTTAGCTATTTTGGCTGGAACTCCTCCACCGGCTTTATTCAATACTGTTGCTCCTACAATAGTTGATATTATGGGATGTTTTTTCACCCATTGAACTATTTTACTTGGCTGAACTTTAGTATTTATTTTAGCTTTAGATAAAATGCCCTCTTTAGCATTATACATATCAGTCATATCGGAAAATGATTGTTTAGACGTTTGACCTAATCCAGTGGAAGAATCATTTATTGCACCATTAAGTATTTCTCTATTCTGCAACCATATTTCTTTTTGCATCTGTAAAGATTCAGGAGATAAATTATTTGCTTTTTTAACAGCATCTTTTATAGATTGGTCATAAGATTGTCTGGCATCCCAATAATTTTGCATTGTTGGGTTTTCTGTTTTACCTAACTTTTGAAGTATTTGGTCAAATTTTCCTTGTAATTTAGCAACATTTGCTTCTTCGGTAGCCGGAACATCTGAAATTTGTATTTGTTTTAAATCTTGCCAAGCACTACCTATTTTACTGGATACTTCAGGATTTACTGATACTTTTAACATTTCAGGTTTTAAATTCATAGCTATTTCTCCAGTTTTATTGTTAAGAGAAGTATATAATTGAGCTTCATTCATTTTTGCTGCTCCTGGAATATTGTTTTGTATAGTTTGGGCAGCTCTAATATTCTTTTGAGATGGCAAAACAACATCTTCAGTCCCAGCTTTAAATAATGTTGGTTCTTGTCCTTTAATAAGTCTTCCTTGACTTTCTGCTAATTTTGCCTGACTAACAGTTGGTTTAGGTGATATTAAATCTTGTATTACTTGTTCTTCTGTTTTTGGAGAACCTTTAACTATGTTGCCAATTAAGTTTTTTCCACTTTCTAATATTTTTGGAGCATTTTCTATTATTCCTGAGATGGGTTTCGCTAAAGGTAGAGCAATTTCAGCAACATTAGCCGCAGTTGCTCCACCTTGTTGAGCTTGATTTTGTGGACTCATTTGATTTTGCAAATCTGTTCCAAATTGGATAGCTTGGTTGTAAGGAGCGTCTTTTGCAACGTTCTTATTTGCATCTCTATTTTGAGGTAAAAAAGTATTTGAAGACGGTTTTAAGGCATTTGAAACAACTTTTCCTAAACCGACAGCTTCACTGCCAAAATAATTACCTGCCCCTATCGCCGCCTGTTTTAAACCTTCTAAAAAACTAGGAGCTTTATATGTTCCATTAGGTTGTTTAACTGCACCCTGACTTTCTGGAGTTGGTTGAGCCAAATTTAATTGGTCTGCTCCTTCAAATAAGTTTTTAGGAGTAGCCTGTTGTTGTGCCGGTGGATTTTGAAATAAATTTGTAGGCATATTATTTATAATTAGAATTATTAGGATTCTTTAAATGTCCGAAAGTGCTTTCTAATGAAGCAGCATCACCTTTCCAAGCATTTTTAATTTTAGTCCAATCTTGAGGACTTACAAATCCATCACTCCCAGTTTTAACACCAATTTGAGACAAACTATAATTTACATCTTCATTGCTCGGGACGGAAGAATTTTGACTTACTGTTGAGCTTTTATATCTAAGGCTATTAAGAGCATCTATTCTATTATTCAAGAATGTTTTAATCAATGCCATATTAGAAGCGAATACCTCTGGTTTTACACTCGGGTCGGTTACATCAAATCCTAATTGCAATTTCATATCAGACATCGTTCCCCCTCCTAAAGCTACTCCTAACTCATCAGCAATAAGTTTTTGTGCCTCTACAAAGTTAGTAACCTTTTGGTTGCCTATTTGGATATTTCCCTGTTGTAATAATTTGTCAACTCCGGCTATTCCAAGTCTTTTAACTTGGTCTGATAGCGCTACAACTTTATCAATATTAGGAAGTATTGCATTTATAGAGATTGTAGCTCTTTGAACATAGGCAGTTGATACTGATTTTCCTCCAGCGTCTGAAGCCACAAAGTCAAAGTTCGGGTCAACTGCTGTAATTTGATCCCTCATTTGTTGCATATAGGCGGCAGCAGCATTAGTCCTTCCCATTGTCTGACGAATATTATAAAGTGTATTTCTACCCTCTAAAACAGCTTGTACATCATTGTGAATTGAACCAGTAGTTTTTGTGGTCTGACCAGCGGCATCATAAGTTGTTGTAGTAGATGGTGCAGAAGTTATCCCTGCATTTATTTGTGAAGCAGTTAATTTTGGCTTTGCTTGATTTAATAAATCAGCATATTGTTGCTGAGCATCGGGTTGTGTCCAATCAATACTAGCGATTTTTCCAGCAGTAGATGGATCGTAAGATAACATATCTTTGACAACTGCCTGTGCAGCTTTCATATTATCAGTTTGAGTTTGTTGGTCTTGCTTTAACTGTGCTGATTTGGCATCTAGCTGTGCTTGTTGAGCCTTCGTAGCACTATCATAAACCGCTTGTATTTGTGCTTGTTTGTAATCGTGTTGATTCTGGGCATCAGTAGTTTGGATTTTAAATAAGGTGTCTAACTTAGATTGAGCCGCAGTTAAATTTCCTTGTGCGGCATCAAGTTGAGCCTTTAAAGGTAAAGCCCTAATAGCATTCTGTCGTTCTAAATCTAAATTCCTTCCTGAAATAGCACCACTTGAAATACCCTCATTCTTCATCTGTAATTCTTGTGCGGTCTGTTGGGCGGTTATATCATTTAATTGAGCAGTAATATCATTAACCTGTTGTTGTTTTTGGTCTATTCCGGCATTAGCATAATCTTGATTATAAATATCTGTTTGATTTACAGGTGCATTTTCAGAAGAACTTTTAAGAAAATCTGTTAAAGCAGGATTTTGGTCTTGAGTTTGTGGTAAAGGGGTTACGGGTGGTACTGGTGTTGGAGTAGGTGTCGGTGGAAGTTGAACCGGTTGTACAGGATTAGCCAAACTATCGGCACTTATAGCACCACTTGGTTTATTAAGCATACCTAAAAGTTGGGTATTCTGTGCCGCAGATCCCACATAACCTTGTATGCCTTGTTTCGCAGCTAAACCAGCACGGGTGTTATAATCACTTGCCTGACCTTGACTATTTAGATAATCTACTATGCTATTTCCTGTATATGCCATATGTTTTCCACCTATTTAATTGGTAGTTGATTTTCGCTTAATGTTATTAATTTTTTGATTTCTTCTTTACCCTGAAAGAACCCTACCACTTTGAATTGAATCCAAGTAGAGTTCTGTGCCAAAGGTATCTTAAAGAATTCCTGACCTTGATAGTTAATATCAGTTCCACATTTAGTCCAGTTTCCAGCTCTAGCCGCTAAAGTTCCTGATGCACCTAAGATAGTTTCATCTAACACAATCATAGTTCCGTTGATATTCGTTATATGAGCATTAAGTCCTGAACCTTCGCCGGAGATAATCTCAATTTCATTTCCTACTGCTAATTCGCTAACTGATACTGAGGTAGTGAAAGAATTCGTGTTATACCAAGTTCCTTCCTGAGGTGAGTTCCAAGTAGCAAAAGTATTGTCTAATGTTCTGTACTTTAAGACGATTTTACTTGAAGCCGATAAGAAAGATTTAATCACGAGCCACGCTTTCTGCCAGTTTTCTTGAGCACCAGTTCCTATAAGTTTTGGAGTAATAAAGTACCCTGACTTTGCAGTAGTATCTGTATCATTGTTTAGGATTGTAAGAATACAATGTCTTAACTCATTATTACTGCTTACACCACTTCCTGTGTATAGAACACTTCCTATAAGAATATTACCTACATTTTTTCCTAACGTAAACAATGAACCGCCATATCCGTTAGGAGCAATCACTGGAGAACCATAATCATTTATATCAGAAGCAACGTGCTTTGTAATAGAATATCTGTGAACTAATCCAACTTTAGGGTCGTAAACCCATATTCCCGATAATTGATTTTCTAAATAATTATATCCCGTAGTTTGAGTTGAACCCTTAGAGGCATTTATTAAAATATGTATTTTATTATCTTGGATTGCCATTCCATTTCTACCAATGTTTCCAGCAGTTAAATTAAAATCAGTATTAAATACCGGAAGCGTAGCCAGTTGAGTAAAAGCCGAACCTGATAAGACAAGTAGTTCCCCTCTTTCATTTATTGTATAGGGTACTTCATCTTTAATAACTCCTGCGTAGCATTCACTTCCGTTTATCTTATAAGCATAATTAAAGTTTTCTGATGAACCATCCCAAACGAACACTACGGCTCTGCCCCCGTGAGTATTTCTGCAACCGATATAAACCATATTGGAAGAAGAACGAATCCACACTACTTGGAATTCTTTTCCGAATATAAGTCGTGTGGCTGACATACTATCAGTTATGTCTATTGAAGCTACGATAGCACCTAACGTAGCAGAATAATCACCCACTAAAAGAAGGTTATTAAAAGCCCTTCCCAATGGGTGCGGAGTTCCTGTTAAAAATCCTGACTTATATGAAGCAGTCCAAGTTCCTGCGGTTAATTTACTAATCACTTGGTCTTTTGAAACTATCAAAGAACCATTCCATTCTACTGCATCGGTCGTTAAATAATTAAGGTCTGTCGGACTTCCTGCGGTTGCGTCTTTTGTAAATCCCCCAGATGGATTACTTGGGTCAGAACCATTTGTATAAAACACTCCCTTATCAGCAATAGTCCATATTCTAACAGTAGTATCAAGAAAAGCACCTTCTACAAATTGTGTCGGGTAAATCATAGGCGTTGAATTGAGGTCAGAATAAACTACTGTGGTTTGAGGTGAAACTCTAATCGCACCAGGATTAGAAATAAAATCCATATTATAAGAAGCCCAGATGTTTCCATCAAATTCTCCTTTATTAGGTTGGACAAGCTGTCCTTTTTCTGTTGGAATTTCTATTTTCATAATTGTTTCCACTGATATTTAACTCCGTTTATATATGAAGCAATATACATTGAACCACTAATATTCTCTATCCAAGTTTCCGCCTGTGTGGGTTTGTTTATAGTAATTTCTCTTACTGCTGAATAATACGGTAATCCTCCAACTATTTTAAGTCCGTGAAGTTCTTGAAACCTTGTCTGTTCTAAAATCTTTTGGTCATTTTGGTCAAGCGGATATGAAAGTTTACCTTGATTTTCCATTAGTGTTTATTTTTAGTTACCCAAGTGCTTGAATGTTTTGTACCTTTGGTGACACTGGTTGAGTGTTTGGTTCCTTTAACTGTTGCGGAGTTGTGCTTTGCACCAAACGTCCAACCTGTTTTACTCATCACTATAGCAATCCCTGTAAGGATAAAACTTCCAACTGCCACTGACATAGTTTTACCTACCGATAACCCTACATTTATACCCGTTAAAGTGAATGCTCCTGCTAACACGGCCATTGTATAATTTGTCGGTCCTGCTGGGGTGTAGGTGATGCGTAGGTAAGGAATCGTAGCATCTGCCTGGTCTGCAAAATGAGCTTGAATCTCTTGGTTTCCCACTGTTCCTCCTCCTGGCAAAGTAGATACATCATTATCAAAATCAAAGGCAAACCTAGCACAAAGTTTAGCAATACTACCTATTTTGGTATTTAGATAAGTTATACCGGCGGCCGTTAAGGTAATATCATTATATGCATTATCTGTTAAACTATTCTGTTGCGCTGACCTTCCAAAATCTACTGTCCCCCAATTATCAAAATCCCCAATCGCCAGGTCGTTATTTGAGCTTACTGTTCCCTCACAAAGAACTATCTTTGAACTATCTAGCGCACCTATAGCCAATCCGTCCGTCCTAGATACTGGATAAAACTTGAATACTGCCGCAGTGATTGTAGCTCCTGCCAAAGCCGATAAATCATAATGGTGAAATGTTCTTGTCAGTATCGCATACTTGCCTGCGTTTCCTGAACCTTGACACCTTGCTAAATACCAATTACCCGAATCAGTATCTACGCCACTTCCTGATGTTAAAGCTCTGATTGTCGCCCATGTGTCATCAACTCCGGTTATTCTTACCGTTCCATCAACCGTCGCATTCCCGCCTGCGTGTCCCGCTTGGGGTGATAAATCGATTGTGCTCATTTTAAGCTATTGTTAATACCCCTGCGCTTGCATCAAAATCAATCGTAAAAGTATCACTGCTGGCCATAGTCACTGAAGAACCATAATCATAATATCCTATTACTTCCTTATTAGTCGCCGTGTCTGAATACAAAATAATATATCTGAAAGGACCGACTGAACCTGTGGCCGTTAAAACTAAATCTGCAATAATAAGTTTTGCTGTTCCTGAAGTTTGGGTGTAAGAGGTGGTAGTTAGATTAAAAGGTGACCCTCCTGACAAGTTAGTAGTTGCCAAAGGGGAGGTAATATCTGAATACTGGTTAATAGTTGAAGCCGTCGGAGCGGTATTTGTCAACGCTACTTTTAACTGGTCTGTTGACAAGTTGAATACTTTATTTCCTATATTTAAAACAAATTTATTAGTTTTTGTAAAAGCGACTGACATTTATTTGTTGCTTTCCTGTCTTACAGAAAAGCGGTTATGTTGAGTTTTATTTCTGCGACCATAATTTTGTTTTAATCTATTCTCTTGAATTACTATTTGTTGAAGTATTGCATTTAATTGGTCTAAACTATTAACCATCGCATAATCTCGTGCAGCATAAAGAGCCGCTAATCTGTAAAATAGTGGTGAATATCCTAATGTAATTGTAGTAGCATCTGTGGCTACATACTTGATGCTTCGTTGAAATAAAACCTTAAATCCATATCCTATAAGCGTAGAATTATTGCCAGTGGTTGAAGCAAGTGGCGAGGGTTTAAAGTATATTGAGTTTCCATTTATAAAATAACCTCTTGTTGCGTTTAAAAGTGGCGAGGAGAATTGATTACTATTAAATACATCTTTATCAAGTGGTACAAGTTCCTTCCAAGTATCTGTTCCTGTTGTGGGTGTTATATTTTCCCATACTCCTGATATAGAAAGAAAAGCATTATCTAAAGAATAATCTTGTTGTCCGGCAACCCAATCCATATATCCTATTGGTAAATCTGTTTGTCCTAAATCTTCAAACTTCCAATTAGTATCAACTGTTTGTATAAGGTCGCAAACTGAGTCCAATCCTAAATTAACTAATCTTACCTTATCGGATTTAGGAAATGAAGTCGGGTTAGAGCAACAAAGGAAATCTATATCTTGACATATTCCTTGTTTATTGGTTGTGTCGTCAAATTGAATGGGTTGTACTGTTGGCATTATATTATATTCCCACCGTACTTAATTACATTCTCGCTTCTTCGTTGTTGGGTTGTCATTCCACGATAGTTATATGTACAAATCTGGTTAGTCCAGTAAATATCTTCTTTGCTCAGTTTAACCTCGCTAATCTTTAAGTCCTTGACAATCTTTTCTACCATCTTTCTGACCTTGGGTAACCATAAGGCGATTTTAAGTATCATTTTAAATATCTTCATCTTTCCCGTAATTCCCATCTCCTCTCTTTTAAGGTAAATATTGAATAACCGGTCTATCTCTTTTCCTATATCTTCCTTTTTATTAAGTTCCCCTAAAATGTCCTGTAATCTGTATCTATAAGCGGCGTCAAACTCTAAGGTCAAAGAAATCATATCTACTAAGTTGTCATCAATCTTTCCTTTCAGTACTCGCCTTAACTCTTTAATAGGTTGCGACCAGTATTCTTCTTTTAAGAGACAAGGTTGAATTGAAAATATGTACCCAAACCATTGTGACCATATCTTTGCACTCCGTTTCCAATAAAGTAAAGTGATAATCTTGCCTAACCAACTCCTTCGTTTAAAATCCTCAGCTATAAAGGTAAATAACTTCTTATAAGTGGCTGTTAAGATAACTGTCTGGGCGTCTGCATATCCTCTTATTGGCTCTTTAGCCCCTAAGCAATAGGTTTTTACATCACCTTTTGCTATTACGTGTTCAATCAGTACTGAATCTGCCGTAGGCTGTTCTCGTGGCTTCCAGGGGTTATCCCAATACTTTTTAGTGTCCCTCAACATCTTTGCCTGCGTTTCCTCTGCCAATCGTTGCCTTATCTTTGGGAATAAATCTACAAAGGTAATCATTTTGGTATATTTACTTTCTCAGGAGTAAGTCGTACCTCTACACTGAAATCCCTGCCATACTTCTTGCGTAACTCAGTGTATTCTTTTAAAAACTCCTCTGTAATTTCTTCTTCTGTTTTTTCTATTTCTTCCATATAAGATATAATTCGGTGGCGATTACTAAACCTCCCACCAGTTTTAATAATTGTATAATTGTTTCGGCTTTTGTCATCTTATCCTGCCCACAATTTCTTATGAGCAGAAAAGAGTCACAAGCTCTAGTTTATAGTCAACTGAGTCCACGTAGTAGTTACTAATACGAATACACCAGGTGTACTTCCTTGAATTGCTGAACCTCCAGTACAAACAGCGATTGAACCGGCGGCATAATCTGTACCTGCTGTACCAGCCGCTGCTTTAATGGTTGAATCACTACCGTTTATAGGAAATGAAAATATCCATACATTACCTGCTAGTCCTACTCGGTCGTGTGTGGGATTTAAACTATTAGATTCTGCCATAGTATTTTATTTAGTTAATTTCCTTCATCTTGCGAGGAGAATAAGATAACTTATTTTGCCGACATCGGTGGGACATTAGCTTAATAAGTTATCTTATTCTCCTCGCAAGGGAGAAGTTATATTAAGCTAATGTTATTTTTACTATTAAAGCGGCTTTTGTTGTCCATAGTTTGAACCCTACATAACCCCACGTTACACACTCTCTGCCGGTCTTGCCTGATACAGCTTTTTCCTCTACTTGCACTCCTCTTGGAGCTGCATAAGTAGCAACATTATTAACTCCGAATAGTCTGCAACCACTCATTGCTGGGGCTGCTAATGTACCAATAGCTGAGTTAGTAAATGTTGAAGTCCTTGTAACATAGATTTCTGTTCCCATCATTCTTGTCAAAAGACCATTGTTTAATGCTGAATCTGCGAATGAGAAACCATTGTTAGCTTGAGATGCCATTACTCCTGTAACGTCTGTGTTCTCAAGAACCAAGAATGTACCTTTATATGCATCTGCATAACCCATAACTTTTGATTGTAGGTTAGACAAGATTGTAATAACGTTTGATGCAGTTGTGAAACCTCCTACTGGAGTTGTGTATGCTCCTGTTGCTGAATAACCCAAGTAATTTAGTACAAATGAGTCAATCTTAGCAGCAAAAGCATAGGCTTGTTCATCGGCTCTGTTGGCGTACATATCAAAGTTTGATAATGTCTGCTCAAAGTCATAAACTTGCTCGGCAACTTTTACTTCATCAGTCACTGTTAATGAGTCATCAGTAGTCGAGTAATCATCAACCGTGTATGTTCCGTTAATTCCATTAACAGACATTTGAGCCACTGGCTGAGATCCATATGGGTTTCTGATTAAGTATGAATCTGTCCTATCTACTTCGCAGATTTTCTCTGCGATTAAAAACCTTCTTAAAATTCTATCAAGATTTGCCTGTTTAAATTTGACCCTATAAGTTGTTGAACTTAAAGAGTTAATACCTGTCGTTGTCATCGTTGTTCCACCGTTTAGTTAATATACTAAACAGTTCCCCACCGCTATTTAGTCTTTTCCAGTCGTTTCTTTTCTCTTAAATCAGCTAATGTGGCAACATCGGGTAATTTACCCTCTGCCATATCTGCTAAAACTTGTTCGTCAGATACTTTATTAGTACCATATCGTGCATTTTTAGTGTTAGCAACTTCTGCCGATTTGCGGTACTCATCATTAACCTTCAGAATGGCTTTTAACCTATTGTCCTTTAGGGCTTCGGTTACGTTCATTCCGTGAGATTTTGCAAAGATAACAACCTCGTTGGTATCTTCTTCCGGCACATTGGCTTTCATTAAAGAATAAAGTTCGGTTCTCGTAACATCTTCAGAAACCTTTTGTTCTTTAGGTGCTACTTGTAGGGTGTCTTTTTTAACCCATTTACCGTCTTTGTCTCTTTTGAAACCTTTGAGCTTTCTATTCTGCTCATAAAGTGCTTGAAGTTCTTGCTTAAGAGCTTCGGGGTCTGCCTCTCTGTCTTTGGGTTCAACCTCAATAGGGTCGGCTGGTAACCCTATTTCCGGTGCATTTTCAGGAGTGCTTTCCTCTTGGTTTGGAGAGTCCAAGTTCTCAATTTCTTCTTCCATATTTTGTGGAGTCTGGCGACTCAATGCCTTTTGGGGAGAGGCTACTCTAATTTAATTTTATTTATTGCTATCCTTTGATAATCTCTCAACTGTTTGTTCGGGTGTTTCGTCTTTTTTACCGGCTAAGATAAGTAATTGCCTTAGACATTGTTCCGTATGATTGATTATAGTATTCCTTGCTAAGACATCTGTATACATATCCCAATCAGTTTTATCCTTTAAGTCTGTAAGTTTGTTAAAGTTTATTTTGGGCGATTTCACTGCATACTTGCCCGACTCAATTACTTTTAACTGTTGATTCATATAATCTATCCAAATCTTTATTGATTTAAGATGAACTGCTCCTTCGCTTACTGGCATTTCATTCAGTTTAATCGTCATCATTAAGTCTATGTTCTGCTGTAAGGGTAGTTCTGAGTCTAATATAGGCAAGAACATCTTCCTCAATATCGCCAACAACTCTTTGCTCTTTAAACTCACTTGAAATCTACCTAAATCTATCGCTGTTAAAGGCATCTGATAGAATATCTTACGCATACTTTTAAACAAATCCTCGTTCTCACTGAATACTCCTTTAATAAGCAACAATTCTTTGTCGCTATATCGCATTTTTTGCATTATTCTGCAACAGGAGTTTCCGTTGGTGCTTCTACAGGAGCTTCCACCGTTGGCTCTGTTTGTACCGGTTCTTCCGGTGTTATAATTTCTTCTTCCATTTTATTTTTTTTTAGTTTTTTTTACGTGTTTGGGCAGACCTTTAGGCATCCCGTATTTTTTCGCCCACCGTTTTGCTATTTCGGGATGTTTCATCATCATATATTTCTCTTGTGCGGAACTTTTAAAAGGCATAATTTTCCACCGATTATTTTTTTATTGCTTGTTGCATCATAGCTTGAGCTTGGGGAGGAATACCCGTTGGCATTCCTGCTGGTTGTCCCGGCTGACCTTGTATTGGCGGTGGTATTCCGCCTCCTTGCATCGCTTGGGGTTGTGGTAAAGCATCAAACTCTACTGAACTTATAATACCTAACTGGTCTAATATCTCATTAAATATTAACTTGCCTTGTGGGGTTTGGATTGCTTGTATCCCACCTGGAGTCATTAATGTTTGCAATAAGCTATTAAGTGAAGAAAGTATAGTTTGTTGGTCACCATTCTCATCAGTAATTTGGTATTCAATATCAACTTCAAAGTCCTCAAATATGTCAGACCACATTACGTCGTTAATATCAGATGGTTTAATATATCTTACTCCACCCATATCTTGAAGTTCACCGGCTACATCTTGTTGCTCCTGTGCAAGTTCAGGTAATTGAGTACCATCTATAACTGCTTGAACTGCTTTCTCATTAAATCTTGAAGCAGATTCATTAGAAATATACCTTCGATCAATCTTATCTATCCCGTAATCTCCTAACTCGGCTACTATTTCTTTACTATTATTTAGTTTCTTTAATATATAAGGGGTGATGTATTTAATCATCATTTGCTCAATGGCTAACCCTTTATTTTGAACCATTATATCAAAGTTAGCTTGAGACTGTTGAATCATCAATAACTCTTTCCTATAAGCTCCTACGTTACTTGTAGCCATTCCTGACATCACATTAGGAGTATTGGTGATAGTTTGGGTAAGTTCTTTCCATTGCCCCATAAAGCTCTCTAAAGCTGAGATGTCGTGGCTGTTGTTGGCTACCTGTTCAAGTCGGTTAATCCCAGGTGCATTCTGATAAACCATTATCTGACCTTGCTCAATGTTCTCTAAGACATTCTGGTTAGCGTAAGCTGGATCGTTGGTCTGGAAGATAAGTTTGGAAGCTAAGTCTAATTGGTCTTTGATGTTCTTAATAGTGTGGTTGGTCATCCATTGGGCATCAAATAGGCTTTTAACTGCACCCATAAGAGATATTGAGCCATCAACTGCTGGGACTAACTGGGTTAGGTAGTATGGGTCTTGTTTCTCTCTCCCCGAGTAAAGGGTAAAATTGTCAAAAGTCCCATCCTGTTTTCCTCCTACGAAGGAGATGATATGCATCTGCTGGACATATTCGTTCTTGTCTTTGTCTTTGCCTGTAAGGTAAGAAAGTGGAAGTTCTCCGTGGACTTCATATAAACGTACATAATTAGCCTTATTTACATCTTTAGGTTGTCGGTCAATAGTCTTACGATTAACTTGGGCTTGGATAAGGTTCTCAACCATTTCCTGATCAAAATTAGGATTCTTCCTTAACTCCTCTTGGGTTAGTTCAAGTATTTCAATCTTGGGGTTAGCATTAAAGTTTATAATATCCGGTATGAGTTTATCCCAAGAGATAACTTTGATGTGTAATCCTTCTGAATTTTCAACAAACTTGGTAACTGCGGAGTTATAAGAAGCTAATTGCATACCCCAATCGTTTAAGTATTGTCCAAAGTTTTCATCACGCATCCATTGTTTTAAGTGGATAGTAAAAAGAAAAGAGGCAATAGCATCTTTACTCTTACGAGCCTTAGCCACGATGTTCTTACGGTCTAAATCAGTACATCTAAACCAAATATTCCTTGCCGCTAAGACAATGTTAAAGAATGGTTTATCCCTTCCTAATGAATCCTTATCACTTGAAACGTGTCGTGAGTTCAAATATGCTTCAATAGTTGAAACGTCTTCATAGAAGTTCTGAAACACATACTTAGAAACCTTGACGTTTCCTAAAATATGGTTCGTTTCTGCCTTATGGACCAAACTATAGATTGTATCTTCTGCCATTTAAAACTCCACCGAGTTTAGTCTTTCTCTAATATTTTGAATGTAATATCAAATGTTCCTGCCTGTGGCGATATTGTTACTCCTGATGTACAATGCATATTATCTAAGTTATGAAACCCTATAACCGGAGTGATAGTTCCACCCATAACTAAACCAGTGTTTGTAGTCGTTCCTGCACCATTAGGATAGAATTTAAAAGCACCAGATGATGTAGAGTTTACATACATTGAAGATAGCCAACATTCTCCTGCGACATATCCTGTACTTGTTAAGTTTAAATACGAAGTTCTATGTGACATTTTATTCCACCGATTGATTATTATTATCTGTTTGAATTATCTTCCCTCGTGGAGAAGTTTTGTTTAAATTGATTTGAAAATGTCTTAGGTCTTTTAAGCAAATAAGAAAGTCCGTATCTTATACTATCCATACTGTGACTAAACTCGTGTTCTGGCGTTTGAAGGACTTTCCCATCTTTATCTACTTCCCATAAGTAATTACGATACTCTCTGATAATATTCAAACTCCTTTGAGTAACACTAATCCTTTGTCCTTTAACTACTTGTATCCCATTTCTTACGCTATCTTTACCTTTCTCGGCCGGAATAACTGTCAGTCCATAGGTAATCAACTCGTCATTACTCTTTGGTTCGGCACTATCTGGGACTATCGTTGCCTGGGCTTGGCTTTTAAGAATATCTGCTATCTGTTTGTTTGAAAGTCCTTTCTGATATGCTACTTCGTCTAAGATATACCCTCCGTTATAGTAATAGATAGCGACGATGGCAGTGGGGTCGTTAGTGTAACCGTAATCAAGTCCGAAGCAATCCAACCTCGCTTCGTGTGGTAAGTCCATAATGATTTGCCAATCTTTATAGATTTTCCCTTCAATTTCGCCGAGCTGACCAAGCCCGTAAACTTGCCACCAATCTCTACGATTTCGTCTTTGCTCAATACTTTGGATGATTTCCGTGTTAAGTGCTTCATTGTCCTTATAAGTTAAAATAATCTTCTCCCAGTCGGTTCTCTTAGGTTCTACCTCGGTGAATAACCAAAACTCATTTGTTGGGTTGTAATCAAGGAATATAAACTCTTTGGTTCTTACTTCTAACTCCTCAAATGCTGTGAACTTTACGTTGTTGCACTCATTTATGAATAACCTATCTCTCCTTGCTCCCCTAACCTTTTCTGATTGGTCAACCGAGAAGAATTCTATTTTGCTTCCGGTTTCAAATGTATAAATATGATTTGTCTTGTCCCACTGCTTATCTACAAAATACTGATGTTCTTTTAAGATGTTGAGGAAGTCCCTTTCTGCTCCTCTCCTAAGGTGTGGGAAGCTCTCCGACACTATGCTCGTTAGAGTCGATGTCTTGTCCGATTGGCTTCGTGCTATCAAGTATAGTATTATGCTCACCGTTTTTGACGCACTCGTTCCTCCCTGTACTATCCGTATTCTCTTGTTCAGGTTTATTATCTTGTGCGTTGCTGTTGTTTGGGAATACATTTATTATGGGCAATGGATTTATTTTTTCCCCACCGCTTGTTATATCTTGTTGTGGTAAACCTTCAATCATTTCCCAAAATCTTTTTTCACCAACCTCTTTTACAAATTTTAATCTTGCTTCTTCTGACATTCCTAATAAAAACTCTCTCCCCCATTCTTTTAGTGTCTTACCTTTCGGGCGACCTGCGGGATTACCAGATTGTCCTTTCTGCCATTGATATTCCTTTAACCAATCAAACTTGTTATCTTGCTGATTATCAGTTTCTTCCATAAAATAAAACTCCCTATTTCTTTGGGAGTGGTTTAACTTCTTCGGGTTCTGCGGCTAATAAATCTTGTACTTCCTTAATTCTTTCATTAAGGTCGTTGCTCTCACTCACCATTTCAAAAGCACAGTTTATAAATTTCTGCAAATTAGCATTTGCTTTCTGTTGCAATTTATTTAATTTGTCTGTATAGAATTGTTTGTCTACCATATTGTAATTTTAAATTGTTATTTTATATTTGTCAACTCTTTATAGGTGTGTAAAACTTTCTCTAATACGCAAGGCCTTCCGCACTTCAAGCATTTCACTTTTGATTGTCTGCCTTTAGTGTGTGCCTGACAACAATTTGACCTTAAAATTATCCCTTTATTTTTAGCCATTGCCAAAATGTTTTAGGTTTATATTCAATGTTCCAATCTTTGTCCAAGAAAAACTGCACATCGTCTTTGTTGTCATTTAAAATCTCTGTATAAATTAAATAGAAAGGACAACCATAACTATCAACTTGCTGGTGGTCTTCTGAATAGAATAGATTTTTATATAAGGTTATCATAAAGAAGTTATCTTATTTTCAACTCTTTCTTCTATGTCTACTTTTTTAGCGATAGCATTTAAAACTTTGGTATATTCTTTATATTGAGAAAAAACTTCTACTTGCACGGGGCTTAAATGTTCTTTTTTCGCTCCGTATTGTTGTTGGGCTTCATACAATTTAATTCTTATAACATATTTTGCCACCAGCCACTTCTCAAACATTACAAAATAAAACTTTCCCATAAACCAGAAGAATACCATCCAAATAGGTATGTTTCCTACCAAGTAAACTGGCAATCCCCATATTATCAAGTGAGATGCCTTTAAGCCCACTAAACCTATGTAGTAGATTGATGACTCTTGCAACCAAGTTCCTATTGGAAAATATTGAGTTATCTTCGAAATCCAAGTACTACCAATGCCTTGCATAGTTTCCCAGTCCGCCCATTTATAATACCAATTTCTTTTATTCATTTGTCCACCCACAGTCAGGGCATTTCCCTTTACCTTTAATAAAATAATGTTTTCTACAAGGCATTTTTCCTCTTTTCTCAATCTTATAAAGATAATAAGCCAATACTATACAAAGTCCTATAAGTACCATTGATCCGAACCAGTGATTTAAGTCCGGGACAGATTTAATGCTCACAGATACCTTGCTACATACGTCGTAAACTTCTGTAATGTCGTTCTGAAAGAAAGAGAAGGGAGTTTTAGTTGAGTAGTGTATTACTTGAAAACAATTAGGGTCTATTGGCATAAGATTTTCATTAAATTTAATATTGCTTCTCGCCTTGTAACTAACTTATTATGTAATGCCTCTAAGTTATTATACCTCTCTTTACCGACTCTTGCTAACATATAATTTCTATATTCTCCCGCCTTTTCTCCTTCCCAAATGAAGTGTGTTCCTGCGCAGAAGCAGTCGCAGTTATCAAAGTTGTATCTCGTAGAGCTGTGGTTTCTTCCCCAAAAGTGGCTGCATTGGAGTACATATCCTTTTTGGTTGTGGCAGTAAGGGCAATTCGGTCTTTGACAGACACCAACACTCCTAACCTTTTCAGAAAACTTCTTGTCTGCTACTTTGCTTGTCCATAACTTCATCTTTGTTTCTTATTAAAAGTATTAAAGTTATTCCTCAATTCCCAATTCCTCAAAATCGTCATAATCTACTTCAACTTGTTTCCCGCATTTTTTACAATCACCTTTAACGCTCTTTACTTCTGCCGTGCCAGAACAATAATCGGTAATGACATTTGAAACAAATCTGTGGCATTTTTTGCAAGTAATCATATTCTTATTTATTAAAAGTATTTAATCTAAAGTAATATATTCTGCCGAAGTCTTTGGTTTGCTATGTCGCAATATTTCTGGGAGATTTCAATTCCTATAAAGTTTCTTTCTAGCCGTTTTGCTGACACACAAGTTGTTCCTGAACCAGAAGTTAAATCTAGTACCAAGTCTTTTTTATTACTAAATGTTTGGATTAAGTCATCTATAAGTCTTATCGGTTTTTGAGTGGGATGAAAACCATTATAATCTTTCTTATACTTTAATATATTGCTCTTACATTTACCTCCTTCCCATAAGTTAAAAGTTCTTAAAAAATCTTTTTTATAGTCTTTATTCATTTTTGATAATTCTACATAAGGAATAAAGTTTGGCATCTTATCTATGTTAAAGTCCCTAATTAAATTATTATATGTTTCTTCTGGGCATAATCTAAATTGCTTACCACTACTATAAAAATGAGTTAAAAGATTTCCATATTTTTCTTTTAGAACAGACATTGGACTATTTATATGCTCAAAAACCTTAATAGCATATTCTTTACAAGGGTTGTCATCGTTTCTCTCGCTTTCAAAATTCTTGCTAAAAATAAGTATATCTTCAAAATAACTAACCATATTTTTATAAGACCCTAGTGCAATAGCAAAATTATCTTTTTCCCAAATAGCACGATAGCAAAAAACAATATCTTTCGTTGCACTATTTATTAATTGTGTAGTGTATGGTTCTTGGCTGAATAAAACCATTTTCCCATTTTTTCGTAAAACTTTCCTAGCAATTTCCATTATTACTTTCGGTTCAATAACTATATCCCAACCACTAATTCCCAGTTTTCTACCACCATCAGTATTCATATTCCCATACGGCGGGTCTGTCAGCACAAGGTCTATACTCTTATCAGGGATTTGTTTCATAAACTCCAAACAATCACAGCAGTGTATCTTGTTAATTATGTCTTTGATTTCATACATAGGATTTCTTTGCCTTTCGGCTTTTTACTATGACACTTTCTACACAATGTTATCCCGTTGCTGACTATAAATCTTAATTCGGGATATAGAGCAAATGGCTTAATGTGATGTGCCTCTAAATAGCAACCACAAGCTCCGCACTCCTGACAGGTATATTTATCTCGTTCAAACACTTCACTTCGCCACTTGATATATTCTGGGGTATTCCTTATCTTTGCATTTATAGGAGTTATCCCGCCTTTCCAATTTCCGTTTTGTTCTGGTCTTTTATCTTTACATTTCTTACAAAACTCGGCTGACCTTTTTCTACCTTTCTGCCATATAAAATAACACTTCTTTGAACAGAACTTATTGTTGCCTTTTTTAATTTCAAATGGCTTTCTCCAAAACTCCTTGTTGCAAATGATACAATTAAAATACGAACCTCGTTTGTGGGCTTGTGATATTTTCTTATTTCGTTCTGTAAAATCTCTCTTCATAACTCTATTATATCACAATCACCGCAATATACAATACTAATCACCACAATATATTTTATTTAGTTCTAACATATTTTTATTAAATCTAATATCTATTAAGGGGCTAAAATCCATACTCCATTCCCAGTTTCTCCTTTTCGTCTTCTTCAAAGTAATCTTCAATGTAATTTTCCCAATCTTGCCCCAACACATCAACTGGGTCTTCGTCTGTTAAGTTTATGAATTGTTGTTTGGTCATAATAATATTTCTTTAATTCTTTATTTTTATATTTTAATTATAACTTATCTATGAGGGTCAGCTTTCTAAAAGTTTTAATACTTTTACTTTATAATCAACTGTATCTTCACCTTCCATAATTGCCAAGTGTAATATCTCTCTCTTCCACTTTGCCTTTTCTTGGAGTATGAGGTTGGAGACAATTACCTCAACTCTTTTTCTAAATTCTGCCCTATTAGCACTTTCTCTGCCTGATAAATTAGCATACTCAATAACAATTCTTTCTACCCACTCCCCAACTCCTTCGGGCTTAACCTTATTGTCCAAGTGATGGATAGGTTCTCCTGCTGTACATTTACCACCCTCAAACTCTTTACCACACTTTGCACAAAAATATGCTGGAACTCCTAAAAGTATTTCAGGCTCTGATGCCGACCTTGAACCTGCGTGGCAACAAAGAGAGAACCTTTCTGGGCAATCTATGTTTAGACAAGTTTTAACTATTTTATCTTTCATATTCTTTTAATTATTTAATAATATCTTCCCCCTATTCGCTTGATGGACGGGGTTCTGGGGGCAGGATTTGATACCTGCATTTTTTAGGCGGACTCCTTCTTGCACACTTCCGCTCTTATGTGCAAAGGGAATTAACCTTTTTGAGATGCGTCCTCAAGATTAGACGACCCCATAATTCTGCCCACCAAGTTTTGATGGGGCTAATTACATCTATGATTTTCTTTGGCTATCTCTAAAAACTTTCTTGGTTCTTTTTGCTGTTCAGGTGTTCCAGGAAACGGAACTTCAACATCTGCAAATCTTTGATTGCATTTATGGCATTTAAGATACAAACTTCCACCGCCAAAATGTATTGTTATTTCTTTTTCCATATTTATTTATCTTTTAATTCCACCACATACCCTTCTTCACCCTTTAACTCCTTAAACTCACAAGTGTCGGATTTCCAGGAGTCGCCAACAGATGTTTGTATTATGAGAGTGATTGTTTTTTTAATAAATGCTTGTGGTTGGGGCATAGTTTTTAAATTAGTTAATAATTCTTTATGGAGCTAATTATTATTCTTATAAAGTCTAGCAAAAATTATCTGTTTTGGTAATATATCCCGACAAATATATACTGTCTTAAAACTAATTCCTTTATTATTTTGATTTTCAAACTCTGTTCTTTTATCTGGTATCAATATTTGTGGTTCTATATTATTTTCAATAAAAAGGTTTGGAATACCATTATCACCAAAAGAATTAAATGGCAAGAATAAGGCGAAAGGTTTATTATAAGAGATTGCCTTTTTAACAAACTTTGTTTTGTTCTTAAAAGGAGGGTTATCTAATATAATATCAAAGTGGAAATCTGGTACATAAGTAAGAAAATCTTGACCATTCTCAATGTGTGTATTTACAACGGTAAAACCGCAACTTCGTAAATATTCGGCAAAATTATGTTCGTTTTTAGAAAACGGAGCCCAAATTATTTTGTCTTTTGGTAGATAGGGTAAGATAATATCTACAGCATATTTAGGCGTGTATGCTTCAATGTTATTTTTATCCATACTTACAAATACTTTTGGTTGTTTGGTCATATATTTATTTCCACGGTGAGACATTTAGTGGCTGACCATCTATTTCGGCTTCAGGTCATTTAACTTGGTATAGTTGTTAAAGAAACGCCGACCACCCAAGCACCACTTTTTTTAATCTTCTAAATCTAAATTATTAAATGTAGTGAACCACCACTCTATGACTTCGTGCGTACTTGGTCTTCTCATTACTTCGGGCTTAAACTTATTACATAAATAATAATTATCAAGATAGTTTTTGAACTCTAATGTTATTTTCTTTTTTTGTGTTTCTGTAATCATAATGCGTATACTTTTATTTCTTTCATATTATTTCTCTAATTTCTCCAACAAATCCCAAGGAAGAGTTGGGGGGAGGGGTTAGCCGTAGCCGTCGCCGTTGCCGTTGCCGTTGCCGTAGCCGTTGCCGTAGCCGTTGCCGTTGCCGTCGCCGTTGCCGTAGCCGTTGCCGTTGCCGTAGCCGTAGCCGTTGCCGTTGCCGTTGCCGTAGCCGTTGCCGTAGCCGTTGCCGTTGCCGTCGCCGTTGCCGTAGCCGTTGCCGTAGCCGTTGCCGTAGCCGTTGCCGTTGCCGTTGCCGTTGCCGTCGCCGTTGCCGTTGCCGTTGCCGTCTAAGTTATCAATACTGAATTTATTTTTTAAAAGAATTGATTTCATTTTAATTTTCCTTATAATTTGGCTGTTTTACTATTTGCTGTTTGGCGATTTCAGTGCAAGGGATTATCTCAATCACACCAGTTAAATATACTTTCTCAACAGGCATAGCATATTTGTTTTCACTTTCTTTACCGTCTTTAAATCCAGTAGTAGCTAACGCCGATAAAGTAAATTCACTCCACCACCTCCATAATCTGCGAGCATCGGTCACAAACATTTTTTCTCCATAGTTTTTCAAATCCACCCAGCCAGCCCAAACACCTGCTGAATATGTCCTGACAATGCAATATGTTAATCCTTTAACTGATTTTACTGTTTCAGTTGCTTTTAATTCACTTTCTGGGAGATACTTTATGCCGTTAATTACGATTTCGTTTTTTGCTGTCATTTATTTTCGTGTATAATTATTTTATTTTTATACACGTATTATATTTAATTATTTCTCTAATTTCTCCAACAAATCCCAAGGTGGGGTTGGGGGGAGGTCTTTGTTTTTACCTTGCTCTGGGGCAAGGGGGTTAATCTCTTTTAATATCTTCTAAATGTTCTGCGTAATTCGCACCACCAGCGTCATTGACTTCATCAATTTCTTGGTCTTCAAGCCATCTGTCCATTTTTGCATCTTCCTCTTCGTGAGCATTATTGGTTTGTGCCAAGTGGCTCATATAATAATTTTCGGCTTCTTCTACTGTTTTGAAGTTCATTTTTTTTATCCCTGTGAGGGGAGGGGTTAAATTAGTTTTAATTCTTTAATAATAACCTTGCAACTATCTTTTATCCCTAATTTAATTGAATTTTTTGCTATCCTTGCATAATTTTTATCTTGGTATATAAAACATCTTCCTTGTTGACGTTCATCTCCGGCAGACATATAAAAATATGGACTATCTTTTAAAAACTTATCTTCTATTAAAATTGCGTATAATTTTTTCATACTTTTGCCCGTTGTTCGGGTGTTAATGAATTATATTTGCTCCAGGCATCTGCTATTTTCTTTGCTTTGCCTTTAAGTTCCGGGGTATGCCCGACAATTAGGTTGTTTCCGATAAGGCGCATTGGTTCGTCTGGGCGGAGAAACACCTTATCCATTGTCTTACTTCCTTTGATCCACTCGTCTGCGGTGTATGTACCAGATCCTGCCGGGGTAGTAATCTTTAAGTTCCACTTCCTTGCCCGGGCCAGTTCTACTTTCTCGGCCCTAATATATACAAAGTTGTTGTATATTGGTTTTCTAATTATGATTTCTATTTCTCCCATAAGTTTGTTCTAAAAATGATTTTTCTAATGAAGGAAAATCTACTAATACTCCGAATTTCTCGCTGAGATGCCTATTAAGGAAGTCGTAAATCTTATCTATGTCTTTGGTGCTTAACTTGGTTGTGCTATGTTCTTTGATGTACGCTTCCTGCACCGGACACCAAAGGTAGTCGTGAATTGCCTGTTTAGTCCAACTTATCTGTATACTTGGTTTCAAAACTACTCTTTGGTCAAGTCCGGCTTCGTTTAGAGTTTCTGCAATATTTTCAAAATACACCCATAATGCCTTATTCTGTTTTGGAGTTCTAACCGCCATATTCTTCTGGTATATGTTGTACCTCGTCTTGAACGCTGTCTATAAAAGTAGATTCTTTTTCTTTTAAGTCAACCCACTGGATATATCCGCATTTGCATTTGTAGTTCTCAAATGGTTGGTTGTTCTTCTTGGATATTCCTGTGTTGTGATAAAGAGAAAATTGTTGACACTTCGGGCATTTAGTAGGTTTATTGCTTTTTGGTTTGATTTGAGTTGGTTCGCTATGGTTATAGATATGTTGTTCTTCGGTCGGGTATCTCTTATAAAGGTTATCTACCATTTCAAACGCTGTTGCTGATAATAATTCAACTTTTACTTTTGGCTCTAATTCAGCAAGTGTGCTGAAAATAGATAACCACGAAATTCTTTTATTTTTGTTTGGATCTTCTTGATACATAGTTTTTGTTGCCTTGTACCACTTCTTCGTCTTTCTCTACCGCCTTATGAGTAATAGATATTTACGAAAGAAGCAGTACGAGGCACATAAGGTTTTTAATCGTTGTGTTGACACTCACTATTTCTTTCCTGTATAAAACTTACTTCTTCGGCTACATCTTCTACAAAGTTCCGGCTCATATTTAATTCTCTACTAATTTCTTCTGTTGTTCCTCCTTCACTTAATAGATGTGCTACATTTTCTCTGTCTATTTTTTGAAGGGTTTTATCTATCCAGTTAGTAAACATATTTTTGTAATTCCATTACCAGTGCTATTATCACCCATATTAAGGCGACTAAACAAGCCCCGTTAAGAAAATACTCTGTTTTTAACTGTTTAATTTTTATTTCGTGTATGTTCATTTTATTTTACTTATTTTTATTTTACCTGACACTTGACCGACCATTTTTACTTTCAAGTGCCTTCGTTGTTTTTGTTTTCTTGCCTCTATATCCCTAACTACTTTAAGGCATTTTCCGCAAAGCATTTTTCTTATTTCTTTTTCCATACCTTATATTAACAAATGTAAGCCGACAGGTCAATAGGGAGTTATGCATTGTTCTATTTATGACCACATTCTTCGTTTCTTTTGTGCCAATAATTACCTTGTTTGCATTTCCAATATCCGTTCTTTTTATACCAATTATCCTCCATTGTTTTAGCATCAAATATCCCTGACACATCTGCGGTATTTATAAATTGTTCTCCTATCTTTAATAGTTTACTTTCACCGCCTTTTAATAAAACATTTTTAACACTTTCTATAAATTCTTCTTCAAGCCATAGTTCAATTCCATTTCTCATTAAAATACATTTTAAGTTTTTTGATAATTCTGTATTCATTTTATTATAATTACTTTACTATTATTTTTCCTAATTATTTCTTTTTGGACAAATGCCCTCAAAGTTCCTATTTTTTCTTCTAATTGAATCGGCGTAGTAATTGTCGGGCTAAAAGGCATAGAATTAGTTTGAGGCAAATAACTTATCGCTGACCGGACTTTTTCCTCTCCAATAGCCAATAATAATCTATGCACCGCATCTCGCTGATTTTTCCTTTTATATAATTCTCTATAAGAAGGATTTATATCCTTAAATAATTCTATAATATCATTTACTTCTTTCCCAAAAGTTTCAACTTTTGTATCTTCTTTAATAGTGATATTCTTAATGGGTTCTTCTTTGTCGTCACCTGGTGATACCCCTTTTGTGTTTTCGTGATACCCCTTCTGCTCATTTGGTGATACCCCTTTTGATAAAGGTATGTCTTCTAGTGATACCCCTTTGTCCTGATAATAATCTGTGTTTATTTTCCATAAATCGCATATACGATATTCATTAACTTCTTGATTTCCTCCCGTAGTTCCTACCTTTTTCGTGCCTATAAATTTTATCCATTTATGCTCTACAAGATATGATAAACTTTTCTTTAATCGGTTTATACTCATTCCGCATTGTTTGGAAAGAGTTTTTTGCGAAGTCCAACAAGTTCCATCTTCCCCGGCTATTCGTTTCATCTGTACATAAACTTCCCTGTCCCATAAAGTAGAATGATTTAATGTAAAGTTTGGAATAATGGTAAAATATCTTCTATCATTACTTCCGTCTTGAATACCAAGATTTTTTTGTGCCATATTTTTTACAACCAAAAAGGATCTGCCGTGTGCAACTGGTTAATCACAACCAATCTTGTGTCTGGGACACAAACCACAGCAAATCCTTGTTGGCAATAATGAAAATTATTAAGTGTGATTATTTGTTGCATATACCTTATTATTTCATACTTTTAAATCCGTGTCAAGACCCTTTCAATTATTCCCTAAGTCCTGCCCTCAACAAATTGTTGTTGTTTCTACCGACCCGAAGGTCTAAGTAAGAAGTGGGCTTGTAAAGAGTGGCAGGATTTAAGGAACTATTGACTTTTAAACAAAAGTGTTCCTATAATATATTAAGTAAGTAAATGCTTATAAAAAACTCAGTTTTTACGCCGATTGCTACAACAGTCGGCTTTTTTGTTTTAACTTTTAATCTCCCTATAAGCCACACAGAATTTTGCGTCTGGTGCGATTTTAAAAGCCACTTGTATACACTATATCTTTCATATTTTCCTTAATCGCCCACAAATCAGATTTCTCCTCATCAGTTAATTCAACTCTTTCTTTTTCTAATACCCTTAAAACTTTCAGGTTAGTTTTTCCGCCATAATAATCAGCAACTACTTTCATCGCCAACTTGTGATATTTTTTTGTAATTCCTTTTATGCGTTTCATAACTTTATTTTCTTGAAACAAGTCCAATGAAGTTTCAATTTAGGAGTTTGGAACATCTGTCCGGCACATTCAAGTTGGTCTTTTGGAGAATAATAATCACCTTTACAAAATCCCTTAAATGTTGGTTTATGAAATTGTAGAAGTCCGTATGCCTTTCCGCTATCTCCTTTTACTTTAACTTTAAAACCCGATTCACATTCAATGACTTGCATAAGTTCACTTTTTTCAATTCCATATTTAATAGCAGTTTCACTAATAGCCAATTTTATCATACTGATTGAGGAAGAATCCGAAAGGACGTTGATAGCCGTTAAGGGTTGCATTGCCGGAGCAAAATCACTATAAATTTTTAGGGGCGTAAGTAATCCTATGAAAGTCGCTATGCCAAACAGCACCAGTAGCAATACACTTAGCCGTTTTCTTTTAAATTCATATACTAATTATCTTATAAACAAAACTCAATGTCAAATAGTTATCCCCCGATTGCATCCGTCACTTTTCCCACAAGGTTGATGCCTATAAAGGAAAAGAGGAACACTATTAAGGGCATTGATACTTCTGTCTGGACTATTTTGTAGTTGGTTAAAACTGACAGAATTAAGATGCCACAGATTGCGTAAAACTTTCGGCTTGAAAGAAAATCTAATTTTGGTAGTGTCATAATATTCCTGTAATTAATTGAAGTAGCCACAGGATAGCTACGATTATTTCTATTATTTGAATTACTTGCTTTACTCCAGAAGGTATTGGCAAAAGTCCTGTCAGATACCAGATAAGATAAGCTACTGCTGTTACAATTAACAACGCTAAAATTGAAATCATATATTTTCTTTATCTAATAATATTCCTATTGTAATTACTATGAAAAAGGTCGTGACCAAAGCCAAATCCATAATAAGTAAGATGTTCATTTTATTAAATTAACTAAAGCAGTAATCGCTTCAATTAACTTCTGAATCACGTCAATCTGGCTTTTTATATCTAGGCAGAATCTATTGTCTATTATAGGCTCAGAAGCCCCGTGGTAGCCGTTGTTATAATTATCCCCATAAAGGTACTGAGCAAAGTGAACGTGTGCTCCTGTACTCATTCCTGTATTCCCTGCTACGCCTATTAACGCACCAAACTTTAACTTCTGCCCGACAAATACTACTGAATCAAAACTATCCTCGTGCCACCAGAGGTAGTGCGTTGAGTCAGTTCCTATTGCCGAAATGCCAAAACCTTTATCAATATCACGCTGTATAAAAGTGA